TTTGATTTTGTTATTAATAGAAATATTCTTTGCATATCAATTAATATCTTATTTATTTAATAAGGATATATATATTAAAGAAATAAATAATAAAGAAATAAAAATTGAATATAATATAATGGGTTTAGCGGCTATAGGATTATTACAAATTATATGTATTATAATGTATAATTTATATAATAAAACTTTCTTATTAGATAGTAATATTATTAAAGGTTTGTTAATATTATTCATATCGGCTTCAATAGGCATTAATATTTATTTAATAATTCTTGCAAAAGAAATTTATCATGGTGAAAAAGCAATTAAAGATATTTCAGATAATAAAACTAAAACATATAATGATATACAAATATTAATTCCAAGCTCTATTGGTTTATATATTATTATATTTGGGATATGTTTTTTGTTTAAACAAACCTAATAATATATATATAAGTATTTTAAATTTAATTAATTATATGATAATATCATATAATTAATTAGTTTGTATAAATTTGTTTTATATAGTAATAAAAATATGTTATAACAATATTTTATCTTATAAATTTTATATTTTATAATTGTAGTTAAACTTGTTAAAGATTTATTGGTAGTAATGGTTTTTATGATTACTTACACTATTCTGTAAATTCATCAAACATATATCAAATAATAATGATATTAATATATTAAGAAATATATTTCTTAATATATTAATTCGCTTCTGGCAGGACTTGAACCTACGACACACCGGTTAACAGCCGGTTGCTCTAACCAACTGAGCTACAGAAGCATTTAACTATAAATATATATTTTATATATATTTATTTATTTTAAACGCATTATTTTATATTTTTATAATTTTACTATTTTTAGGAATAACAGTACCTATTTCATCTGTTAATTGTATATTTTTAATTTTTGTATAAATTACTTTATAGTTTTTTGGTAAATCTTTTTTATATAATGAAAACATTTTTGCAATATTTGTTAAGTATTTTTTTGGAATATTATCATCACCAGATTTTAATATTATATGACAACTGGAATAATCATTTAAATGAAACCAAATATCATTTGAATAACTTGACTTAATAATTTCTTCATTTTCATGTTTATTTCTTCCAATTAATATTTGATACTCTTTGTCATTCTCAGTTATAAATATATTTTCTGTCTTCATATTATATATTTATTTCATATTATATATAGTATACATACTGTATATAATATTTTATTTTTTTAAGCCATTTTATTATATATGATAATTTAAACAAAAAAAATGTTTTTGTTTGTAATTGATTTGTAATTATACATACTGACCACTATCAGCTCGTGGTAATAATGAAATACCATATGTAGCATATTTTGCAGTAATTTTCTCATGGATTTTTTTTTGGGTTTGATTTAATGATGATATAAGTATCTTTATAAATTCATATTTTATAATTTCAAGTACTCCTTGATTATTTATATATTTATTTGCAAATAGTATTAAATCATTTATTCTTTTTGTTTTATTTTCATTTTTTAATATAAAATTATATTCTAATTGTGCTTTTTCTATTTTTTCTTTATCAATTGCTTGTTTTTTTTCATATTTTTCTCTTTGCATACGGTGATCTTCGTTATATTCTTGATATTCATGTGATTCTACATCTTTTACTTCAGAATAACCTTCAATAGCACTTTTTATTTTTGTTATCATATCTGTTACTTCTTTTATTTCTTTTTTATCTTCAAACATATCTTTTATTTCCATAAATTTTTTGTGATGTTTTCCTATTTTATATAATTTTGATTTATAAGAATCATATTTTTGATCGTGTATTAATTCATCACTTACTATATATTGGTTATTGGCCATAAAATAATTAAATAAATTATAATGTAAGATATATTTTTGTAATAATATTAAAAATAGTTTTTCTTTTTTTGTTTGATCAGATAAGTCATATATTTGTTTGAATTCATAGAATCCTTCTATAAATACTTTTTTGTCTTCTGGTTTTAGAAGATCTTTGAATTTATTTTTTAATGTTTCGCTATCATCAGTAATTTTAATTTCTAATAAGTCTTCTTTATATTTTTCTCTTTTTACTCTTTTTTCTCTTTCTTCTTTTTTTTCATTACTATATGATGAATCCCATGACATACTATTCATTAATTCATTTCCTAAATTACTATATCGTAATTGATCAAACTCACTTGATCTTCTTGAAGGTGAAAGTGATCTTTGTGTAAATCGTGTTTGTTCTTGTGAAGGTAAAAGTGATCTTTGTGTTAATAGTGGTTGTTGTGTTTGTGATTCATCAATTAATCTAGTAGATGATCTATTAGGTGATCTTGATCTTGATTGTAATTTCATAAGTGCTTGTGTTAGTTCTGATGTTTCACCAACAGCAACAGCTGCATTTTCTGCATTTTTTGGTACTGGTGCTGCTGGTGCTGTTGGTGGTGCTGTTGGTGGTGCTGGTGCTGGTGCTGGTGCTGGTGCTGCTGCTGGTGCTGGTGGTGCTGCTGGTGCTGGTGGTGCTGTAAATGGTCCAGCTTCAGCAACAACACCACCTTTTAATTCATTTAAAAGATTATAATATTTAGTTTTATATCTTAAATATTTTTCTAAATTAGTATTCATCAGTATTATATATATATATATATATAATAAAAAAATTATAATATTATTTTTTAAAATAATATTATAATATTAAATCTATAGATAAATTAAAATTTCCAACATATTGTTTAATTATATTAATTTATGTAAAAAGTATTTATTAATTTTAATATATAATATATACAAAGATGTCACAAAAACAATCAAGCTATCAGACTAATGAATGGTACTGTGCAAAGTGTAAATGTTGGTTTGGTAATCATATAGATATAGATTATCATGAAAATACAATACATCCTAATTTTAGTGACAGGTATGTCAAATATTGGTATCTTAATAGACGCAAAGGCTCGTCACCCTATGATTAAAAGACAGTTTAATCATTGAATAACTTAAAAGGATATAATTAATATCTTTTATATTAATTATATGAGTCGTTATAGTTATTGTTTATTAAAAGATTCGAGTCGCGTGTATGTGATAACAAAACGCCATAGATGTGATAATCCGGAGATAATGAGGAGGAGGATATATACAGAGCCACATAAGAATAGTTGGACAGGTACTATAACCAATGAGATTATTGGTTATAGCAATAAGAGATTATGCGAGGAAAAACTAAGTAAGTTATACAACGACGAGACAATAAACATAAGCGAGAGTGATATAATGTATATGAAGGGTGTTTGTGCTCGATTAAACATGCCAATGAGAATAATTGTGAACATATATTGTGATATGGAAACAAAGAATGAACATGAGAAGATATATTATTATATTTTGAGAGGTGATGACAAGTATATATATACATATAAAACAAGATAATATGTAAATAAAAAACTACTCTATGGTTTATTTGTTTTTTTTGTTAATAAATACAACTTATATATTGAAGGTGATAAATTATATATTATGTACATAATATTAAAGAAAACAAATAAATACATTATAATATTAAGCGTTTTAAAATCTATATTATCTAAATTTTTCTGCAACGTGTTCATCATTTTATCATGTTCTATTTTTAATGCTATAATCTTAAATGGTTCTTTGGCCTTATCATTCTCCTCAAATGCTTTGCGGACTATATCAAATAATTCTTTAATACTCTCGGGATTACTAGTCTTACTTAATATCTCTAAACCTAATCTTTGATATACTTCGCTTAACTTATTCTTTTCTTCTTGATTTGATAAAAAATTAGCAAAATCGGTACCTACTATATTATATGCGTCAATGGCCTTCGTATTTAAGTCTTTCTGTTTATCTTCCGCTTTCTTTAACTCTAATGATAAACTATCTAACATTTTAAAATAATTTACAAAACTAACAATAGACAAGACAAAAAACACAAAATAAAAAAAATATATTAAAATTTTTAAAAAATTAAAAATTGGCTTGTAAAAATCTTTAAATTTCCAGCTATGTATTAAATGTACTAATAATAAGCCTATTGCTAATGATACGAATGCTATACAACTTTTTATTATACTATCATATTTATCGTAATCGTCATATATTTTATTTTCAGATTTAAATAAGACATTTAATATATCATTAAGTTTTTGCATAATTATATATTTTACTATTATGATTGCTAATGCTATTATTAGTGAAAAAAATAATAATGTTAATATAATGTATTCATTTGTTAATATTGTAGGAATTGTAGCTTGAGTTGTTTTAATATCTGAATCTGTCATATATTGTTAATAATATAATATATATATTATTTTTTATTTTTTTAAAAAAATATATTGTTCAAACAATATAAGTATAAATATACCCATAGCAAACCATGAAAAAACAGTTATATATTTATCATAAACATTACCTAAATATATTTTATATTTTTCTTTAATATGAGACCGGACTAAAGTACTAATAATAGTGAGTATAGTTGAGAGAATCCACAAAGCAGAGATTATGACTTCAATTGTTTTTTTGTATTGTATGTAAGTACTTGGTAATTTAAAAAATATGTATAATGCAATTAAAGAGCATATTATTGTCCCTATAGTAAAAATAATATTAGCAATAGCAATATAATATATATATATAAAATCTTCTTTATTAATATTATTGTCAGTGGTAGCTTTATCATTTAATATATTGTAATATTTAATCAAGAGCACAAAAGTGGCTATTTTAATTGCAATTTGCAATACAATAATAAAAAAATTTAAAAACATAGCTTTATTTAAAACCAGAGCATTGTTTTGATCGACAGTTTTATCTTTACTAACATTGTTTTGATCGACAGTTTTATCTTGATCTACAGTTTTATCTTTACTAACATTGTCTTGACTAGTAGCTGATGTTGTTTCACTTGTAAAATTTATCGAAGACATTTATTGTCTATTAAATATATATATATATATATATATATAAAATTAATAAAAAAAGTAAATCTAATAATTTATATTATTAGATTTAATTACAATCATATTATTAATTATCCATCACCTGCATTGATTTCACTTATATTTAGAGTTGATGGTGGATGTAAACCTAAATAAATAGTATAAATAAAGAATATGAATGTAAATGGCATATTGAATCCAGGTAACCCAAATTTATCATTTTTATTAATACTTTGATAACATTTAATAAGTTCAATAGAGGTCACAAAAGATAATATAGTTACGACTCCTACAAAAAACAAATAGAAATATAGAGTACCATTAGAGTCTTTACTATTAAAATGTCCATTATAATTATAATATGTAACAACTGCGGTAAATATTAATAGAACGACAGAGAGTGCAATAGTAGTAATATTTAATGCATTAACATCATGATTAAAAGATATATCTTTAGCACATTCAACATTAGTAGATGAAACAGATATAGCAAGCATAATCATTATGAAAGTAAAAAACAAATAATATATTAATTTCATAGCTAATATATATATATATATATATATATAATAAAAAAATATAATATATAATTAAAATATAATAAATATTCTTTTGTTTATTAAGATATTATTTAATAATTAATAAATTTTTTAAAAATTATTTTTCTTTAAGTAGATAACCTAGAAAATAAAGCCCGGCTAACATATAAAAAAAACAAAAAGCAAAATAAAACCATGCGTAACCATTATGACTTTTAATATTATTAATATAGTTATTCCATACGCCAAATAAAATATAACCAGTAATTACTAATGAACATAGATAAGAAACTATATTAAATATTACTAATAAAGTATAAATAGAATTAAATAAATATTTGTTACTATCATACTCTGCATTCCTTTTAATAAACAATATCACATACAATATTATAGTAATTGCTGTAATTACTATACAAGCAATAGCTATATCTTTTACTTCTGATAATTTTTTTTTATTTTCATCTGCTGATATTTTGGCAGTGTTTTTTGTGTATTCAATTGAAGAATCATGAAATTTTTCTTCTTCAATTAACGATTTTATTTTTCCTTCTAATTCTTCTGCGTCTTTTAATCTATTTACTTTTTTAAATGTTTTTATTTCTTCTAAATTTTCTGCTATCATTTTTTTTATTCTTTCTTTATTATCGTTATATTCATTTAATTTTTTTGCTATTTTTATTTCTTGATCTGAATCTTCTTTATTCATTGCATTATTGTATTCAGATAATACGATTATAATTATTGGTGTACTAAATATAAGTTGTACAACTGAAAAACTAATCATACCAATCTTAGCCATTATAAAATAATTATATATATATATATATATTAGAAAAAATATAACAAGTTTTAAGATTTTTTTATTTATTATAATAAAAAGTTTTATTGCAAGTTGTTCAAATAATGGTAAATAAATAAAGCAAAAAATAATCATCTGCTAGAGAAGTACTTGCTGTTTTATTTCGCCATCCGTTACAAAAAACTTAATATTTCTTTATAATAATATATTACAAAAATATGTCACTGGTAAAACTATGATAAAATTATTGATGTTGTGTTATTTTTGTTACCAATATATATTATTTTATTTTATAACTAATAAATAATAAAAAATTGAATTTTTTATTGTTTAATTAATATAAACAAAAACAAATTTAATCACAAATTTAGAGTATGTCATCTAAGCGACCTAGAGAGGATGATAATAATGAAGAATATTTTATATGTCCTATAAGTAATAAACGTATAGAAAATGCAGTTGTACTTACCGATGGGTATTCTTATGATAAAAAAGCAATAGTTGAATGGCTTGAAAAAAACAATACTAGTCCTATTACAAAGAATAAACTTGACAATAAAAATATCATAGTAAATCGCTTACTTGATCAACTTATTCGCCAAGAGTCTTGTGATTTTAATTGTTCAATTTGCGGACAATTAATGACAAATCCGATGTTAGTTGAATCTGGTTATACATATGAGTATATTTCTATAAAAAGCTGGTTAAAAAAAAATAATAGAAACCCTTTAACAAATGAAATACTTGCAAATAATAAACTTATTCCAAATCGCACTATTCAGAGTATAATTTTTAACTCTACTAGTAAGAAATCTAAGATAAGTTATAAGGATATTGTTACATTTTCAACAGAAATAGACAAATTAACATATAGTTGTGATATGATTGGTATAGTAAAAGCTATAATTGATAATAATTATGAAAAAAATCACAATATGTATATGAAAGTATGTGAAGCGCTAGAAACATCTTTAAAAAACAAAAAAAATACAACTATAAATGTAGAATTAATCAATGCTGGGGGTATTGAAGCTATTGTTGATATAATGAAACTTTACAATACAAATTATAGTGTTAATGATACGTGTATTTACGAATCAGTTTGTAGAATACTATCATTACTTGCAGAGAAAGAAAGTATTTTTAAACAAACATTATATGAGGTTAAAATTATAGATTCTGGTTGTATTGATGTTATTATGACTATTATTACGACAAACATGTCTAATGACACTGTATTAGTTGCTATGTGTATGATATTATATAATTTAACAAAAAGATTTTCTAAACTTGTAGGCAAAATTATTGATCCTAATTGTATTAAAGTTATCATTAGTGTTATGGAAAAGTATGATAATCACTCTGAATTATTGCAATATACTAATGAGATACTAGGTAATCTTGCAATCACAGAAGATAATATGATTTCTATATCAATTGCTTGTGGTATTGAAGCTATTATAAAAACTATAGAAATTGCAATGTCTCGTGTTAAACTAAGTAACAAAGAGTTACAGTTAAAAGTTATCGAAAGTGGGTGTAAAACTCTCAGAATTTTTATTGCATATAATAAGATATTACAAAGCAATATTGTATCTAAAATAATTGATTGTATTTGTTGTACAATGAAACAAAATTGGACTAAATGTAAAATAACAGAACAAACATTACAAACAATATTAATTTTTATCAAGAATAACGAAAATAATAAAAAAATGATATTAAATTATTATCAATATCATTTTTTTATCAATATCATTAAAAGGTACTATAAATATAATAATTATAGTATTATTTCATCTTCATTCTTAATATTTGTTGATATTTTTAAGTCTTCAAATAGCTACTATGATTTATCATTAATAAAGATTATAGTAAAAGTAATGAAAGATTTACCATGTGATGAACAAATACAACAGGAAGGGATCTATATAATAAATAAGTTTATACAGCAAATAAAAACTTCAATCAATAATGTGATTATTGATAACGATACTATTAGTGTTTTTATTACAGCTATTTACACACATACAAGTAACTCATATATTGTAATAAATGCATCTAGTATTCTCTATGATTTAATAGAAGTAGGTGATAATAAAAAATTTATAGATGATAGAATGTTATCTATAATTACTGGCAAGAGTATAATGTATCTAATTAATTCGTTGAATAAATTAATAGAAACAAATGAAAATATAAATGATGAATTACGGAATGTTTGTTTGCTTATACATAAATTATGTTATATACCAATAAAATACACAGAGATCAATGCTATAAATTGTTTCAATGTATTTTTATCTACAATAAAAAAATATATAAAAGACTCTAAAATTAATCTTTTTATGGATGTATTTGAACGATTATATATACAATATAGTACAACAGAAAATACAGAAGATATACAATTTAAAGATCTTAATACTATTGTTGAAGTTATGAAAGAGCATATAAATGATATATGTGTTCAAAAATCAGGTTGTAGTATATTTTCAAAATGGTCTTATAATAAAATTCCTAAAAGTATGTCATCTGAAAACCTCAGAAAACTCAGACTAAAAGATAAGGATGATAAAAATCATAAAACAATAGTAGAAGCAGGAGCATTTGATGCTATTATAAATGCAATAAATATACATACAAATGATGCTGTTGTGCATACTAATGGATATAATGCACTTAGAATGTATATACAACGTGAGGGACAAGTAGCAATAGATAAAGTAATTAAAGAACGTGTGATAGAGTTATCAATAAAAGGAATACGTGATAATTTTGAAAACTCAAATTTGACAAATAGTGCATGTAGGCTATTAGCATTTATATGCGTGTATCCTGATAACCCATCTGAAACTATTCCTAATAAAATTAACCAGAAACGTATTTTAAATGAAGGAGGTATTATACTTGCTATAAACATATTAAAACGAGCTTCAGATAGCATTGAAACTGGAAGTGTTTGCCATTTATTAGCAAACATTTCTTGGAATAATAAGAACTGTATAGATCTAATTATTCAAAATGAAGGTATTAGACATATTTTGTTAGCAATTAAAAAAAACAATGACAAAGGCAATTTTTTGAAATGGGTGCCTATTTTACTTGATAATTTAATACATAATGAAGAAAGTTGTTTTGAGTTTGCATTATTAGGAGGTATCCAATTTATAGTAAATATAATAAAATATTATAAACATTATAAATACATTTACTATTTTTTAAAATTGCTATATCGGATATCTAAGATAGACAAATTATTAACAAGTATTAATACTGCTGGAGGTATCTCTTGTATAATATATTTCATACAAATTTGTATGAAATATAAAATTTTATATAAGGTTAATATGATATATGAATATATTTCTGAAATCATAAACAATCTTATAAAAGAACAGCATATTATTAATGAACTAAATGATATTGGAATGATAAAGTTGATTGAAGATATTTTAAAAAAAAAAGACATAATGACTAAAGATACATATAAAAGGTATAATGACATTATATCCACATTAAAAAAAGTTAGTTAATTTATATTTATTGATATTTTAAAAAAATTGAATTATTAATTGTTAATAATTGTTATTGATTATGTTAACAAAACATTTTATTAAAGTAGATGACAACAAATATAAATTATGAATATGATATACGCAACCATAAAAGACAAAAAACTGATACGGAAATTAACAATATTATTAAAAGCATACGGGATTATAAATACAATAATAATATAGACATACTGATAAAAATATTTGAAGAGTTATACAAATATAGCAAGAATATAATTACAATAGATGCAGCAAATGGTATTAACGCTATTATTGAAACAATGAATAAACATAAAGATAATGTAAAAGTGTTAATAGCTAGTTTGTTAATTTTGAGTAATTTTACAGAGTCAGAAACAGATATTAATGATATTTTTATGTCTAATCATATAGCTTTTACATACACAAATAAAATTATTGATTCTGGAGTCATTGTATCTATTGTAACAGCAATGGAAACACATAAAAAGCATTTTGAGTTCATGAAAGTTGCTTGTGATACAATTGCCAAAATAGCAACACATAAAAACATTAACATAGAAAAAATATTAAATGATGGTGGTGTATCAGCTATTGTAGAAACAATTAGGTTAAATATTAGTAATAATACAAATCATAGAAAAGTTCTCATTGCTGCATGTAATGCTCTTTGTATTTTTTCTGAATATAAAAAAATAATAGAATCATCTGATGCATTAGATTATATAGATTGTATTTCTCATGTGATATATAAAAATCTAACTAATAATGATGTATTGATATATGCAATACAAACACTATTGAAACTAGTTATAGCAAATGATATAAATAAAAACAAGGCTATACATGTAAAAGTGATATATTATATAGTTAGAGTCATGGAAAATAATATAATAATTACTGATATAAATACGAAAATAATTTTATATTCCTGTAGGATTATTAATAATCTTATTAATATGCTATCACCACACTATATGAATATATGTACAAAAATACTTATAATTATAATGAAGGCAAATCAAAATCATGAGGAAATACAGTTATATTTGTCTTTAATTGTTTACAAAATTACATTATTAAAAAAGTTTTGTATTCATAATGAAATTGTAGAAGAAAATGGTGTTGAAGTTTTTATTGCTAATATAAAAAAATATACAGATAATACAAAAATAATTGAATATTCATGTACAATACTTTATTTTTTACTAACTATTGAAAATAACAATACAATACATGTAAATGTAATAAACAAAATTTTAGAAGATATAAAATCACAAATCATTACAACAAATTGTATTGAAATTATATTCAAAGCTATTAATATCTTTATAAAAAATGTAAAAATCAACGAACATACAATGATAGACGCTGCATTTGTGCTTTTACGTAAATTATGTTCAATACATGCAAATAACAATATATTAATGAAAACAGAATATATTAATATTATTATAACAACTATCAATAAATATAAGAAAAACGAAAGTTTTGTTATATATTGTTTAAATTTTTTAAAATATATTTATTGTGATTTTCCGACCATAAAAATACAAGATGATCCAATACAATTCAGAGATATAGAGTTTTTAGTCACAGTAATTAAATTGTATATAAATAACACTCGTATTATAGTTATTATTTGTTCAATACTTAGTAGGTGGTATGAATTAAATCCAGTAAATTTGCCTGAAGATACATCAAGCTGTGGAGTACTTGAGATTGTCTTTTTAAATAATGAATATTTTACAAAACTAATAGACGATCCTATATATAATATAAAAAATACAACAGTTGATATTGAAGTAATTTTTGAAGTAATGGAAAAACATAGAAGCAATACAAATGTTATGACAATATGTTGTCTTATACTTACACAATACATATATATTAAAGGAGATTTAGCTGTAATTAAAATTGTTAATATGAGAGGTATATATATAGCAATAGAAAGTCTTAAAACACATATTGAAAATAAAACTATTAGGAGTTCTGTATGTTTTTTGCTAGGAACACTTTGTAAATTACAGAATACATTATATTTAACTAAATCTAATAAAACAATTCAGCAAGATATTTTTAAAACAGGATGTATTGAATATGCTATGATGACGTTACAACAGAAGACAAATAATGTTATGGAGTTAAATAATGCCAGTCTTTTATTGGCAAGTATTTCACTTGACAATGAAAACAGTGAAATTGTAACAGAAATTATTAATCATGGAAGTTTCAAAGTAATTTTAGGAGCAATGGTGACAACTAAACAAAAAAATAGAGTAATATTAGCATATCATATATGTTGTTTGATCATAAATATATTGATAGCTAATATAAATTATAACAACTCAATGAAATTTGCAAAAGAAGGAGGTATTGAAGTAGTGATACAAATTATGAAAGATTTTATGAATGATAGAGGATTATGTAATCCTTTAAAATTACTATGTCTTATATCAAATAATAAAGATTTATTGATGAGTATAGCTACAGCTATTGGAACAGAAGGTGGGTTTCCATTTTTACTAGAATTCATAAATATACGTACTGAAGACAAATATGACAATAAGATTCATGAACATACAACAGAAATATTGAATAATTTAGCAAAAGAACAATATATTTTAAATAAAATGAAGGATGATAAAGTTTTAGAATGGATTGAAAAAACAATAAAAAATAATACCAATATGACAAAAAAAACATATCAGGAGTATCATGACCTTATCACAATACTTAGGTAAATATATGTTATTTTATTGTAAATATAGAATTATACATCATTTAGCTTTAAAGCTCATATATATGTTGTTAAATTACAATTATTACAAATTTTATATAATAATAAAAAATTGAGTTTTTTTTATTATGTGATATTTATTATTAAAAATTATTGGAAAATGATAAAAAATCAAATTGTTACATGGTCTGATGTAAAAGCTCAGTTTATTGAGTCCGAGGCTAAGAAGGCTTTTTTTGTCAAAACTAAAAAAATTTGGCTGGCCAAAAAGGCAGAGTTAATCAATGGTATAAAAACGTGGAACGAGTCCTATGATCTGTTTTCTGAGACTGATAAAGTCTGGTTAGCTGAGGTAAAGGAATTTATATATACCAAAGAAGAAGAGCTTTGGTTGGCAAAAAAAGCCTGGATAGAAGAGGTTGAAAAGGCTTGGTTAGAAGAGGCTTGATTAGAAGAGGCTAATTAATTATTATTTCATTTATGATAACGAGCTTGTTAATAAAAAATAATATATTGTTTATTTTATATTGTTTAATTTATCACCTTTTATCTTAGGTAATAAAGTGTACGCAATATATTTTTATAGTTACGATAACATATTGCAAAACGCATATCGTGCTGGTAAAAAAGTAATAAACATTATTTTATAAGATTCAAATTGATATAAATTGTATATATAAAAAAAATTGATTTTTTAATACAATGTAATAAACATTATTTTTAATATTAAGATAATTTTTGTTTGGTTATAACTATGATGAAAAATAAGAAGGCTAAAATTATTGAAAGTGCATTTAATACAGAGTCTAAAGAAGAAAAAGCCTTAAAAAAACGTAATTATAAACTTCAATACAATAAAATTTGTATGGAAATTCGCAAAAAGCTTAATGAGGAAAACGTTAATGAGCTTAATGAGCTCAAAAATGAGTACTTTAAAAAGGTTAAAGATATTAATAAAGAGTACATAGATGAGCTTAATAAACAGTACGATAATAAGTTTAAACAACTTAAGATGAAACATAAGGAGCAGTTCAATGAAAAGTTTAATAAGCTATACAATAAACAAAAAGAGGTTGATAAAAAAGCTAAAAAGACTGAAATTGATCAAGTTTCAGTATATGCTTTTATAGAAAGTTGTTTTTCACAAGATAATTAAATAATTAATTTATAATATGTTTGGTTAGTAATAAATTTTTCAATAAATTTTAATGATTTTATAAATCTTTCTTTACCAAATATTTTTAAACCATGTTTTGTGATATAATCTTTTTGATATTTAGCAGATATTGATATATTTAATTGAATAATTTTTTTCCATATATTCAATTTTAATAATCTATCTTTTTTTATAATATTATGTTTATTATTATCATTAAGTGATTTTATTATTGTATTTAGATTGCATGTTATAAATAATGTATGTGTTAATTTCTCTAAAAAATAATTTAAATCATATAATTTTTGAATAATAATATTTTTATCTTTAATATTATGAAAATATTCATAATAATTTTTAATAATTTCATATTCCATAACACATTCTAAACTATCATCATATCCTGGTATAATATTTAAAAATTCATAATTATCAATATTTGAAATTACTCGTATTTCAGAATTATATTTAAATAATTTATTTTCTATATCTACATAATCATAATTTTGTAAATCATATTTATTATTTGTATTTTTTTCAACAAATAATCTTAATTCAGTTGAATATTGTGGATGATAAAGTTGTAAAAATACATCACCTTTTAAATATATTGTATCTTTTGCTATTAAATCATGATTATTAATAAATTTTTTATTTAATTTTAAATCTACTATTGTTTTAGGTTTAAATGTATTTGGTTCATTATATGGTAATCTAAATTTTAAAAGCATAAAATCGGCACCCATTGAAGTACCCCATCTTGCTTGATTAATCATATCTAAAGAGACTTCTTCATCTTTAGGCGTAACTCTTATATCAGAAATAAATAATATTTTTCTATTTTCAGCATTTTGTTGCACATGATTGATTGTATCATCAGTAAAAAACTGATTAAATATTTTAATTTTATGTTTTTGTGGATGCATATACGCTTCTTTAGAAAATTTACCAGGATCATATAATATCCAAATTAATTCAGGAAATAAGTTGTATAATATTGGGAGATGAAAACCATGCGCAGCACCAGCATAAACAACAGCGTAATCCTTAAGAGATTTAGTATTTAATTTTTTACAAACGTTTGTTAAGAATTGTATTTCAGAAAGTAATAATTTTTTTTGTCCCCAATAACATATTGGTGGATAATCTTTTGTATTGCCATTAAATTTATAATTATTATTTAAATCATCAATTTTTACAGGTATTATATTATCAATATTTTGTTTTGCTAATAAATGATATCCACCATTTAAATTATTTTGTTTATTTAAAATATAATTTTTATTATAAATAAATAAATTTTTTATTTTGAAATATATAAATTTTAAAAATTCTATTGATAAATTATTAAGATTAATAATAAATAAATCATTTTTTAAATAATTAATAATATCATTTAATACCGAATTAAGATTAAATTTATTAAATTTTGAATAAATTAAAATAGTACTTCTTTTTAAATTTAAAGTAAAATAATCATAATTTTTATAAGTATGGTTATTAAATAAAATAAATTCATAATTTAATAAATTAAAAAATAAATTATTGTCTGGAATAAAAGTATATTTAATTAAATTCCCCCCTTTATTTAAAAATTGATTACATAATAATATAGATAAAGCAGTTATTTTTTCTTGATAATTATTATTATAAAAATATCCCGAATCAATAATAATTGTATCATATTTATTATTTTTACATATTTTTACAATTGTTTCATATAAATAATAATTAATTATATTTCCAGCAAAATATATATTTATTAAATTTTTATATTTTTTTTTTAATAATATAAAACTAGATATTGTAAAAAAATTTATTACTATAATAGTTATATTAATATTTTTATAATTATTTAATATAATATCTGCAAAATGAATATCACATGTTACTAATAATATATTATTACTTATATACTGTAAACATATACTTACTGCAATTGATTGAGGATTTATTAATTCAGTATCATTAATAATATCATTACCTTTAATATATATATGGTTATTATCATTAATATTAAATAAAATATTTAAATTATTTTTATCATAAAAATGATTATTATCAAAATTATTATTTTTATTTTTTTTTATTATT